GTATTGCTCGCTGATGACCGATTACCCGTATTGCTCGCTGATGAACAATCACCCGTATTGCTCGCTGATGAACAATCACCCGTATTGCTCGCTGATGACCAATCACCCATATTGCTCGCTGATGACCGATTACCCGTATTGCTCGCTGATGACCAATCACCCGTATTGCTCGCTGATGACCAATCACCCGTATTGCTCGCTGATGACCGATTACCCGTATTGCTCGCTGATGACCAATCACCCGTATTGCTCGCTGATGACCGATTACCCGTATTGCTCTTCTTTTCATCTGTATGGGATTCCGTATAATCCTTCTTCAGATTGACAACCTCAAAGATGGTCAACTCCTTAATAATCTTAATTCGTGACGCTGCTATCTTATCGCTTTCGCTATCATCAATCTCTCCGCTCAACTCCACTTCGCAATAACGGTTCCCTTCCGATGGTGAATAGAATGCAAACAGATCGTTCGGATTCGGGCAGGCATGGAAGCCCCTCTCACACGCTACCGGGTGCTCACCTTCTTTCAATTCATACTCTTTGCCTATTTCATACTGAAATCCACGGCATTTCAAATCTTTGTCAAAGCCTTTATACGCTTTGATTGGTTCTGTAACTTTTTCCATTGCTTTCTATTTTTAATATTTACCTTTAAACATATCCAGAGCCGCATTCATCATCGCCTCCGACTGACTGACTTTCTTCTCTTCGACATCATCTGTCGTGCCCGTCACACCATTGGCAATATCTTTCTTCGTCTGGATGATATTATACATGTATTCATCTATCGTATCCTTTCCAAGCAGATAAGTGCAATTAACGGCATTCTTCTGTCCATTACGATGCGCCCTATCCTCTGCCTGACAACAATCAGAGTATGTCCACGGGAACTCAACGAACAACACATTCGATGCAGCCGTGAGTGTCAGCCCCGTACCTCCGGAACGGTAATTCAAGATAATCAATTTGCACGCCGCATCATTCTGGAACGTATCAACGCTATGCTGCTTCTGCTGATCGTTATCATCTCCCGTCACCGTGACCGCATCCCTGAATTCCTTCTTCAGTTCCGACACAACTTGTTTGAGAAAGCAGAAAACTATCAATTTCTCTCCCCCATCGATAATGTTATGGATGCAATCGATCGCATTCTTGATTTTCCCTTTAGCAGATATCTGCTTCAATATATTCATCTTCACCATAATCGCACCACGGATGGCCTTCTGGACTTTCTCATCATCGGCCTTCTTCCATTCTACCAGATACCTGATAACATCTCTCTCCGCAACATCATATTCCTTCCGACTATCGATATCCACGATTAGGTACGACCTTGTCTTATCGGGCAACCACTGCAATACATCTTTCTTCTGGCGCCTGAAAAAGCAGAACTTATTCAACTTGTAATTCAACTCCTTGATATGGCTGCTCTTCTTCTCTCCGGAACAATACCGTGATATGAATTTCTGATAACCTCCGAAATCCTCCATCCTCTCCATGATGTTGAGTTGCTGAATGAGGTCTTCATTATTATTCACCACGGGCGTACCCGTCAACTCCAGAACATACTCCTTTCCCTTCGCTATCCCCTGGCAGAACTTCGACTGTTGCGTCCTCGTGCTCTTACACTTGTGGCTCTCATCGATGATGACCGAGCGAAAGAGATTGATGCGCTCATCGAAAACGATGGACTTCAACGTGAACCTCTGCTGCTGCTTGATCGTCTTCACAAAAAACTTCTTCAGACTCTCATAATTCACGATGATAACCTGCGCCATCGGCTCTCCCTTACCATTCTTCATCGTAAGGAAATTCTGCCATATATTCCGATTTTCATCATTCAGGATAACGGCATTCACCCCACCGAACTTTTTAAACTCCCTCATCCAATTCACTTTCAATGATGCGGGACAGATAACCAGTGCAGGGAAGGCTCCGCTTGCCGTCATCGTGCCAATCGCCTGGGCTGTCTTTCCCAGACCCGGCTCATCACCCATTATACACCTTTTCTTCTCCAGCGCATACGCTATACCATCCTTCTGATATTCGTATGGCTCTATTAACATTTTGTGCGGCACATCAAGTTTCGGCATCGGCGGTATCTCATAATCACATACCGGCTCCTCATCCTTTCTCCATATCTGACTCAGGGCATAATGGTTCTTCACCGCCCAATCGCCCATCAATCGAAGATACTGCGCATCAAAGATGTTGACCTCCCAGAATCTCCCCTCCGCATTATAACGTGCGGAGGGGATTCTTTTCACGCATTTGACCAGCATCGGATGGAACGTGAAGGAAACCTTATAACAATTCGGTGTCAATGTTATGAATAACGGCCCCATCTCATGCTACTTCTTTCTTCTTCTTTCCTTTCTTCTTCGGTGCCGTGACAACCTCAACCTTTACACTCGGTACCTCTTCGGCCTTCACACCCTCAAACAGCATATCCTTAAATTCCAATTCCGCCTGACAAGCACCCCATTTCTTCTGCTCGACATATTCCTTCACCTCATAGATGATATTCTCCAATGCCAGGCTCAACTGCCCGCAATACTCATACGATTCCGAGTCCATGATATCCACCGGCGGTGCCTGCAATTTCATCACCCTTCCACCCTGAAGGATTCGCTTTCCTCCAATGGCTATCCGCGACTCCTCATCCGTGAGCGTGATATCATCAACACTCAGCACCTTGTACACGCTGTGCTCATCCTCCGACAGCAGCTGCTTCTCCAAATCTTCCAGATTCGCACATACGGCCTCCCTCTGCTCCGTCAACAAGGCCAGATGCGGCACCAGTTCCCTGATCGCCTTCTTCAAATCCTTGTGGACAATGTTCGCACCCACCATCGTAATGGTGTCCGAATCGGCATTCTCATACGTCACCGTGAGCGTGCCGCCCTTCACTAAAGAAATTTTCTTGAACTTCATTTTCTTTTAATAATTAAACTGTTGATAAAATTGTTCGAAATACCTGTCTTCCGGAACAGGTAATTGTATTCCAAACTCCGTCAAGGCATCCGCCTGAATCTTCGTCATAAACTCCGACATCGATGCCTTCGTCATTCCCTTCGTTCCGCCAACCACAACTTCCACATGGCCGCCAAACTCAACGGTACGCCTCAGGAACTTCTTGCAATAATAATCGTGTATGTCCTGCTTATTCGTCCCTGTCTCCCTCTCCATCAGCGCAAACCACATCCACATCAGATCGTTCTGGTTGATGCTTCTCTTTTCACTCGCCCTCTTGATCGTCATTGAATAGGTGCCGTTCTGCAACGTGGAAAAAAGATAGCCGAGTTCTACATCAGTAATAACCCGGCCATCCGACTTCCTCAATATTACCGTGTGTGCCATCAATAGAATGGTAGATTATCTGGATTATTGATACCTCCGCCCTGCTGTGGTTGGAATCCCTGACCTTGCATCGGTGGCTGGCCTTGCATCGGTGGCTGCTGATATTGAGGCCCTGCCTGATATTGCGTAGGCTGCTGCGGCTGCATCATCTGTGCCTGCTGAACCGTCTGCTGCTGCGCCTCTTCCTTCGGTTTGCTCATCAGGATGATATCGTCCGCGACAATCTCCACGCCCATTCTGTCAATTCCCTGCTGGTCCTTATACTGGGTATAGACAATCTTTCCCTCAACATCCAGCTTCATGCCTTTCTTGACATACTGACCGCACATCTGCGCCAACCTGTCCCAAGCCGTGATATTATGCCATTGCGTCACTTCCGGAACCTGCTTGCCATCCTGACGGGTGTACCCTCCCGAAGAGGTTGCAAGGCTGAATCTCGCATACGACACTCCGCCTTGCGTCTGCCTTACCTCCGCATCCTTACCGGTAATCCCGATAAGCGATACATGATTCTTGTTTCTCGCCATAGTCATTGAAACTTAATCCTTATACTTTCCGATACCTTCGATATCTTCTTACACTCCAGATACACATCCGGGTGCATCTTCTTCAACTTCGCGCTGTCCACGCTCTCCCTGACCGTCGCTTCAACCTTTGAGATGACCACATCATCACCAGACCATTTGCGCACGCCACCTTCCTTCATCTTCTGAAGTAGAAAGGCTTTCAATTCATCTTCCCGTGCCTTCAACTCATCCATCGTCTTTTTGATGTTCGACAACTCATCGGTAACCTCGACCATCTCATCGGGTATTATTTCCTCCTTTTCTTCGGCCTCTGCTGTCTTCTCGTTTTCATCCTTACTACCTACCTCCTGCGCTATTATCTCAGCATAGCGCGAAGGATTTCCGTCTTTCAGGTATGAATCAAGGATTTCCTCTACCAATCCGGAAGAGATGCGCTGCACCTCGAAAACCTTCGGCTCTCCATATTTCGGCTTCGGCAACCAGAACGCGAACAACCGCCCGGCCTTCAGATGAGGGTTCACCTTCTCGAACAGATAGGCATATATCGACAACTGCAACCTCACATTCGGGATGTGAATCTGGCTCGTGGCCTTCAAATCCACCAGAGGACAGACACTCTCATCTCCATCCTTCTCCATCATCACCTTATCGATTCCTGAAGCTATCGCAACCCCATCCGTCACCAGATATTCGCTTACGAT